GACTGGAGTTCAGACGTGTGCTCTTCCGATCTACCCCCCATCGCGTATTTCGGCATCGGCGGCATCATGCCACGGTTGAGTGCTTCGAAAAACGACGCGCCCCATTTGCGGACCATCGCGGCGCGGATGACAAATTCGCCGTTGGAGAGCATGGCCGGGATGGAGTCGGAGGTTCCTGTTCCAGGCCCAGATATGCGCCCGATCATGCGCCTGAATGCCTGGCCACCAGCGCGGAAGTTCTCAACGAGGCCACCGAGCGCATTTTCCTGCACCTTGCGATAGCGGACTGTGACAGTGACGGTCTTGTCCTTGATGGCAGCGAGTTCAGACTGGATTGCGTTGAGCGTCGGCGTTGCGTTGTCCTGGGCCGACACCTCGACCTCGATGGCCTCAATCCTGGCCATGGCCGTTTCAATTTCTGCGATGTCGGCAAGAATTTGCGTCTTTCGGTCTTCTTCGGCCTTCTGGCTCTCCTGCGCGGCCGTCTTCATCGTGTCGTATGCCTGGGCAATGACCGTCCCGGCCTCAAGCACGCCCTGCACGGCCGTCTTGTTCGCCGTGGCAGCGTTGACAAAAATCTGTTCGCCGTCCTTGACTTCGCGGTTCAGCCTCTCAAACTGGCCCTGCGCCTTCTCTGCCCACTTGATAGCCTCTTCGCCATGGCCCTGCTCGGCAGCCTGGCGTGCGCGGGCAAGTGTCTCCTGGGCCTCCTTGAGGGAGTCGTTGTAGGCTTCCTGTTCGCCCATCTGCGTGCGCAGCAACGCACGGACGCGCTCTTGCGTGGACATCTGCGCAAGCTCTTTGGCCTTCTCAAGCTCGATGACCTTTTGCGCGTACTTTTCGGCGGCGGCTTCGGCTTCCTTCAATGTCGCCTGGGCCTTTTTAAGCACGTCCTCAAGGTTCATCTTTTGCAATTCAGCCAGTTCTGAATCGATGTTTTTCCTGCGCTCGGCAGCATCGCGGACCATTGCAACTTGCTTGTTTTGGCTCTCGGCGGTGTTGGCCTCTACCTCGTCGTCTGCCTCTTTGCGCTTGGCGACGACGATGCGCTTGATGAAGTCGTAAACAGCACCCCACGGGCTTGCGGCCGCAACCGGGTCCGGCGTTGCGAGAAAGTCCTTCAACGCCATCCCGACAACCTTTTTGTTGAGGTCGTCCATGGTCGCGGAAAGCCCCTTGAGCGATGCCGTGTAGGCATCAACGCCAGCGGCAAGCGTCGGCTGGAATATCTCTCCAACAGCGACCTTGAGGTCATCGGCATACCGTTGCGTCGAAGTCATCTTCTTTCCGGCCGACTCCATAGCGGCCTCATAAGTCCCGGCGATGCGCGGACCCTGCGCCATGACTGCATTGACGCGGGCTTGTAGTTTTTCCTGCTCGGTCAGTTCGGCCGTGTTCTTCCCGAGCGACTTTGCGGCGTTCTTGTACGCCGTCTCAAAATTTACCATGATGCCGATGTTGCGCAGGATCAGCGGCTCGGCAGTGACCATGCCGTGAATCATGCGCTCAAAGGCCTCTGACGAGTTGATGCCGCCGATAACTGCGGCGTCCTGCGCTATGCGGGCGAGTTTCGCTGCCTGCTCAAGAGGGACTTGTGCCTGGGCAAGTCGCATGATGGCCGTGCGGCTTTCAATCGCGGCGATGCCCGTTTTTTGTAGTTCCTTCTGGAACTGCGCGATCTCGGCTTGCGTGTACCCGGCGTTCCTGCCCACGGTATTCATGGCAACGCCAAGCGTGTCATACCTTGCCGCCAAGAGCGAAACGTCTTTGACAGCGGCGGCAACTTGGCTTGTGGTAATCGCGCCGATGACGGCAGCAATACTACCAGGGCCAATCTTCCCTACGATGCCGAGCGACCCGATCAGGCCATCTTGCCCGCTTGTCCCGCCAAGCTCTTTTCGAAGTTCAGCCGTCCGCGCCTTTGTCGCGGCCATTGCCCGCGAAAGCTCCTGCTGGGAAACCTTGCCGGAGTTCGCCAGCCTGTTCATGGCAACGGACAGCCCGTCCATTTCGGCGCGGATGGCTTTTGCGGATCTGACTCCGACCGTCCCAAAGTCTGACTGCACCTGTTTCAATTCTGCCAGCTTTGCTTGCAGGGCCGCGACCTTGACCTGGGCGTCACGCTGTGCGTCACCGAGTTTCTTCGTGTTGACGCCAGCCTGTGACAGCGACACGCGCAGATTGTTGAGCGCGTCACGCTGGGCCAGAAAGCTGTCCTTGAGGCCAGACGCGGCCAACTTCGCCCGGTCAAATTCCTTGACCATCTTTGCGGACGGTTCTTCGACGCCCTGCATTTTCTTGGCGAGTTCAGCAACGTGCGCCGTCGCCTCTTTCCACGACCTCTCGGCATCGCTCACGTCCTTTTTCAGACGGGCAAAGGCGTCAATCTGGCTCAACAGCTTCAGCTCTCGAGACAGTGCTTCGACGCTACCCTTCGCAAAGTTGCGTAGCTGGTCAAAGGACTGCTTTGCGTCCGTGTTGTCGGCCTTGACCTTTATTGCGATGGATTCTTGTTCAAGCACGTTCAATGTCCCTTATGGCGGCTTTGTAGTCCTTCGGGGCGAGTCCTGCGATTCTCACGGCATTGATGCGGGCGATCTGCCCAGCCTTCTGCCTTTTGACTGCGGCCGTTGCCAACGCCTCGACGGCCGTGAATGGCAACTCCAAAAGTTCCGTGACGGAGTAGCCTAGCCCTGCGAGGGCATCGATTGTTTCGGCCCAAGAGCCTCTTTGACTCTCACGATCACGTCCGTCAGGACCGGAAGAATCGCTGATGCGAAAAAACCTGCATTGACCTCCATGGCGGCACCGGCCACGCGCACGAGGTCGTCAAGGTCCAGGGCGTCGAGCCATGCGCGGTCCTTCCTGACACAGACGGCCGTCGCTTCAATCGTCGCGTCAGCATTCGCCATGAGTGCACCGATGATGTCGCCCGTGGCGATCTCTGCAAATACGGGCATGATGTGCTTCATCAGTGCGGGCAGTTCTTTGGTTTTGATCGGCGTCAAGGACAGCCGTTCACCGGCCACATCGAGCCGCACGGGTATGGGGGCAATTTTTTCGAGAGATTCCATTCACGCTCCGATAGAAAAAGGGGCGGTTGCCCGCCCCGTTGTGGTTTAGGAGGGATCGACAAGGACAATGCGGCCGTACTGCCCCAGGTAGGCATCCGAAGACTTGGTGTCGTCCGCAAGCACCTTGGCCTTGAGCGGCATGTTGCCGTATTCGGCGTCAGAGATGAGTGCCAGGCCGTCCGTGGGCGACACGCGCAGCTTGTACAAATCCACGACGACGCGCTTGTTCGTCACCTTGTCGATGCCTTCCAGTCGAAACCACACGTCATTGGAATCTGCCGTGAACATGCTCACATGCTGGAAGGCGCCGTAGGAATAGGTGGCGGTGACAGCCCCGGTCAGCCCGGTCACGTCGGTGAACTCGATGGAACCGTGCTTTGCGTTGACGGTGTACTTGCCAGCGTCGATTGTCTCGCCGGCGTGGTCCTTGAGTATGACCGAGGACACATTCTGCTTGTCGAGCAGGTAGGTCTTCCCGGTGGAAGGGGCGAAACACAGCGCCTCGGGCGTCGAGACAGTGCCCGAGGTCACGTCCTGCACCGTGCCGTTGAGCACATAGCCGAAGACTTCCTTGAGCAGTTCCTCGGTGGACAGCGACAGTTCACCCTCTTTCGAGGTCGTGATACTGGCGTCGATCAAATCCTGACCGGACCAGCTTTCCTTGTGTTCGACAGTCTCCGTGGACATGGACAGCGTGCAGTCAGGCACGTTGCCGACATAGGTCAGCCCGAGGGGGTTCCCGTTGCTGTCACGCGGGCCAATCTTGACCTTTCCGCGAAAAGAAAAATATGCCATTTCAGACTCCTATCCGGCGTAAACCGGGACTTCAAAGTTCAGTGGGTATAAGACGAAATCGCCGTTATAGACCGCCCCGGAACCGCCCAAGAATGTGAGATTGTCGAAACTGTCCGAGAGTTCGTAGCCGGAAAGGGCGGTGATGATGGTTGACAGGATTGTCCCGGCAGGCTCGCCAGGACGCAGCGCAAGAATGATTTGCCAACGCTGCATACAGACAGCCACAGCGCCGCGCCCCGCATAGTCGGTTGCGCGGTCCCCGGCCCAGCACACAAAGACGCTCTTGTTCTCGGTGACGATCTGCGCGGCCTCATTGACGCCGGATGCGATTTGCGCCCGCGCCAAGCCGGAGACTTGCGCCGTCACGCGGTCCTTGATGAGCGATCCAGCAGAGAGCCAATCGGCAATCACAGTTCAGCCCTCCATGGGATCACGGCATTGATTTGATACCAGCCGTCCATGTCACCGATGACGGACGGGGCATTTGGTTCGTCGCACTGGACGCCTGACGCGCCGTATTTGCTGAACAGCGTGCCGATGGAGTCTGCTAGCGTTGCGACTGTCCCGTCCCCGGAACCGGATGGCGCGAAAACCTGCACGACGATCTCGCCTTCAAGAATCCGCTTTGTGCCGGTCATCGGCCATGTGCGACCACTGGGGATTACGGAAAACCGCACCCACGGCGCGTTGAGCGTCGAGAGTGGCGGCGTATTCGGCCAGCATATCGGTGTGGTTGTCCACGTCGCCATGCGTGCGGCCAGTATTGCGCGGACGGTGGCGATCATGCCATGCCTCGCTTGACTCTATTCACCGCATTCTGGACGAACCGTTTCGGCGCTTGCCGACTATGGCCCTCGTTCAGCGGCACGATGTATTCGACGTTGTTGTAGATGATGATCCATGGCGCGTTCTGCGGAACAGTCGGCATGGGCATCTGATAGGGCATCCCGTCTTCCTTGATCGGCGGGAGGTATGTCCCGTGACGCACATCCATTGACCACCCGGCTCGTGCGCGGCCGGTATCGACGGGCGTTGTCTGGACAAGCTCGGAATAGATGTCGAACGCGACCTTGCGCTGTACTTTGTCGCGCAGTTCGTCCGCGATGGCCCCGAGTCCGTCCAGATTGATGTCAACGTCTATCGACAGGTCCATTTATTTCCGCCTCATCTGGAGTTCATACGCCATCCCCGCATAATCCTTTGCATCAACCACTTCGTGCGCCACGCTGCCCCATGTGATGACCGCGCCAACTGGCGGGATGGTCGTCAGGGTCAGCGAGTCCACAATCAGCCGCACGTCACCGGCCTGGATTCCGGCCAACCTTTCAAACGTCCTGTACTCGCCCTTAATGGCGCTGAATGTCTCGGTCGTCGTTGTGTTGGTCATTGCACCCGTTGCCGGGTTGTATGTGCTGCCCGTCACCCGCGCCCAAGTGCATTCGACGACAGCGCCGGGAATGGCCTTGCGCAGAGCCTTGAATGCGGGGTTGAGGTTGACGGCCATGACTACGCCCTCACCAGCCGGAACGTGTTGCCCGCCATGATGTAGCCACGCAGGATGGACTTCAGCGCCGGATACTGCGGAGACTGTGACGACGCCGCATCCCATTCCATGCTCACCGCACCCGCCGTCAGTTTCGTGAGCGCCCGGTCAGTCGCGGCCAGCGGAGTCGCCCCGCTGATGATCTCCCCGGCCATGTAGCAGCACGCCTGCACGACCTCTTCGGGGATCTCGTCGGAGCCGACAGCGTAGCCGTCCACCTCAACGTCGATTCTCGGCCAGGCCATGGTTCTGATGGCGACCTTGCGCCCTGTCCATGAGAGGCCGTTGAGGTAGTCCGTAGCTTGGATGAGCGCGGCGGCCTTTTCATCGTCCGTCGCGTCGGCCCATGTGGCATTTGCGCGGTCTGCCCAGTAGGCGTTTGCATCAACGAGCGAAGCGTAGGTGTTCGCGCCAGATGGCTTGGTTCCGTCTTCGACTGTCAGGGTGATGGGCATGTCTACGCCTTGGCCTTCCGGCCACGCTTGGGCGTTTCAGTAGGCACGGGCTCTGCCTTCGGGGCGTCAAGCAGTTCATGCTTCGCCGGATCAAAGTTCTCGACGCACAGGATTTTCAGTTTCCCGTTGTCCTTGCGCCTGACAGTCATGGTTTCACACATGGCTAGATCCTGATTGCGATTACGGTCACGCGGCACTTGGAATCAGCGTGCCCGGTCGTGATTGTCATGATGTCGCCAGCCGCAAACTCAAGTTCAGCCGTCACGACGCCAGCGGCGAGATGCGCAACGGCCTTGTCTGCGGCAGTGATCGCCGTGGCCATTGTCGTGGTTCCGTTCTTGAACGTGGCCACCGCAGCCTCGGACGCCTTGCCCTCGACAATGATATCAACGACACGCAGCGCGAAGGGAGCCGTGAACACGGTCTGCGCCGTGACATTTGCGGCGGTGCTCTGGTTGTATGTGAAGATCACGGGAGAGTAGACCGACGCCTCGTAAAGCGTCGTGCCCACTGCGGCCCGCTGGAAGTCGGGATTGAGCTTGTTCAGCCTGTCCCGAGTGGTAGTGCTCATCTGTGCCATTTCAGTTCCTCACTATGACAAGGGGCGGTTGCCCGCCCCGTTGTGGTTAGCCGAGCAGAGTCACCACGTATTCGGGCTGGACGACCTTGAAGCCCCAAGCAAGATGGAGTTCCCAGGTAATCATTCCGTATTGGGCAATCTCAAGCATAAGATAGCTCATGCCGTTGCCGTCGGAGATGACCATCTGTTTGATAGTCGGGTTGGCCGGCATGATGGGCGGGCGCATGATGCCGACGACGGCCTGGCGCTCGAAAGCGAAATTAGGCGTGTAGTCGTCTCCGATGGTGATCTCGGTGCCGTTAGCGCACAGAACGCGGATGCCGGGCTTGGCGATGACCATCGTGTGGTCGTCGGTCGCAGCGGCAATCGCAGTATGCGAGATGTACTTCGTAGAGTCGCCAGCGATGGTGAAAACGTCACCGGCCAGCAGGGTTCCGCCGTTACCGCCGTCGATGTTGAACGAGGTGGTCCCAACAGCGACGTTTCCGCCAGTGTCTGTGTCGAGCCCGGTAACAGTGCCTTTGGTGTGCTTGGTCAGCCCAGCGGACTCAAAAATCTTGAATCCAAACTGCGGCATCAGCTTACCGGAACGACGCTCGGCATCGGACCCGGCAACCATCGCCTGCTGAACGATGCCCAGCTTGAGCAGGTTCAGATAGGACGAGGTGTTGACGGCCAACTGAAGGTCAGACATCGGCGCACCGTTATCGCGGAGAGCCTTGCGGACATCGGCAATGACATCGATGTCAGCCGAGAACGGGGTCGTGCCAGCTGTCCCGATGGCGAGCCCGGAACGCTGTTTGATGGCAGACGCGCAGTCGATTTCGGCCTGGTTGCGAAGGGCACGCATACCCTGCGCCACAAGCTGACGGACCCATTCCTGATCGCTGCCACCGTTGGCGAGAGAACGCATCTGCTCGCCGGTCAGGTGCCAGGAAGTGACCTTGGAAGCGGTGATCTCGACTTCGACGGCATCGGCGGTCTTGTCGCTGCCCTGCGGGGGCACGTTGGAAGCGGCGAAGTCACCAAGGGCGGCGGCGGGCGCGATGGGCACCTTGACCTTGTCACCCTTTGCCACGCCCTTGTTGTCGAAGGTGGCGGCGATGGAATCCACAATGCCGAAGGGTTCGGCGGCGACTTCCTGCGCGGCGCTGTAGAGCACCGGGGCAAGGGCAGTCAGAGTATTGTTCGGAGCGGGCATAATGTTTTACCTCATTCTGTGAGTGCGCCCTTGGCGGCCATGAAAGCGGCCTGCTCCTTGGGCGCGAGATTGTTGAAATCAGAGAGCTTCATCGTTCGTCCGACACCACCTCCACCGCCACCCACCGCGCCGGAACCGGAGTGGCCCGAGTCGGCGAAGGCAGCCGGGAAGGTGGTCTTCAGCCCGGTCACGACTTCCTCAAGGGACGCAGCGTTTGCCGGGACGACCTGAAACTGACCGTCCGCTTCTTCGACACGGAGAGCCGCCTGGATGTGCGGCATGAGCAAACCGATGTTGCCCTTGTGCTCGGCCAGCAGTTTCGAGGCGGTGGATTCGAGCACGGTTTTTTCAAGGTGGGCGCGGTAGGTCTGGGCCTCCTTCGTGCGGGCCTCAAGTTCCTTTGCGTGCCGCGTCTTGAGTTGGTTGACGATCTCGTCAGCGCCCTTGGCCTTCGCGGCCTCGGAACGCAGTCGTTCGACCTCTTCCAGTTCCTCGTCACTGAGCGCCAGCTTGGCCCGCTGCTCGGCCTCACGCCGTGCCTTGCGTTCCTTCTCCAGCGCCGACTTCAGACCGGACGTGTCTTCCAGACCGTCGACGGCCAGACGAAATTTTCCATCCTGCTCGACATAAAGGGCCTTGATCGCCTCATCCACGCCATCCAAGGTATCCAGGGTCAGTTTCAGTGCCATTTTGAGCCTCCCGCTCTGTGCGCATCTCGCGCTATAATTTTCGGCAATCGTGCCCTGATTCCGGCAGATGGCAACGGCTGGCGGGACAGATACGGGCTGTTCTGGACGGGAGTTATTTTGCGGAAATATGAAAATACTTGTTGA